TAACGGTAGAATTGCACTGCTTCAAGATATTTCTGATGGTGTGGGCAATGCTCTCATCCGACATTTCAGTTGTACTGTAATTGTAGTTAAGCAGACCACTCGCAATGGAGTTCGCGTGTTGGGTACCAATCCAACATAAAAGTGGGGTGTTTGCTCCTTAAGCCTATCGCTATTAAAAGCCGAAGATAGACCGACATGCGCATCCGTCCTCTCGGGCCGAGCAACTTTCCAGAAATGAAGTTTGGAAAGATTGTCGCCTCGCCTCACTGATTTCTCAGCTTCGCGATGCCAGTGGGAATTACTTCCGATTGGCCGACCATGTCTCGCCGCGTAGCGACTAACCTATAGAAAAGCGTGAGTGACCTTATCGGTTGGTTTTTGGACTAATGCAGTGCTGCTCAAGCTGCGCAACTTATCTTTCGATATTCCGTTGGCTTCGCTGCATTCCTACTCAGAGGCTGTGTATTTGGTCTCGTACAATAAGACGACTAAATTTTGACTCGATAGTTAGAGTTAACGAACGTAATGTTGCAATGCGAGTATTGCCGATTTCACTCAAAATCTGTGATCTCAACGTCCTTGGAGAAAGTGTTTTTCCATGTAATTGTGCGCTTGCCAAAGGCTCCATGAAGTGTCAATGTGTTTGGTACCACAGCCACTGCATGATCTTCATACACAACTACAAAAGACCTGGAAATCCTTCTTCTATCCATTTGATCTATTAATCGCTTGCGTGATCGTTGTGCAAACCGCTCATTCATGATGATGAGCGGAACTTGATTCTCGCGACACACCTTTAATGCCAACGTCCTATTTACTGGCCCCCGGTACGAAGCAATGGCGTTGATAGCTGCTACATTCGTCTTCACACAATTCGCCAATGCGTAGCCGAAACAACCACCGTTACGTTCTCGAACCGTATACTGCCGGGGCTCCTCAGACCGCAACTCATTAGGTAATGTGTTGAAATCAGCTCTTGCCACCGCCAGGGCTCTGGTCCACAAATCAAAGACTACCACGGGGTCACCTCCCCATACTTGACAGCGTGCCTCGCAGTACGCTTGCAAACCGTGGCGCGCGGCCAAAGCTTCAATGCGCCGGGCGTCTGCTGCAATCCCGGCGTGTTGTATCTGATTGCGTTTTCGGTGTGCATACTTTAAGATGGTCCGCAACGCCTTGTATACCACAGTTCGATGCGGCAACACTGCGCGGCTGATGAAAGTTACCCCGTCCTTGCGCTGTGATCTTTCCTCGATTTTCCATGTGAGGCCTGCATTTGCTTTGCTCTGATCTCCGAGCCCCTTGCCCCGCCACTCTGGGGTTCTGTCCATGGTGACATCGTCGCCACTCTGACAAATGCGCACGTCTTTCAGTCTGGCTACACTGATCAGAGAACTGAAAGCCATGATCTTGTTGATGATCAAAGTCCAGGGATCACCCGAGGCCAGAGCCTTGTTTAAAACAAATTTAAAAGGAGAACCCATCATCCGAACCTTGCGCTCATCACGAATTTCCTTCGCTAATGCCCCAAGACCTTGCTTATCGGCAGCCATCTCTAGGAAAATCGAGGCTACAATGATGTGTACCGGACGATGCGATGAATCTTGCTTCTCAATATCCAGTTCCATGGAAGAGTCAAATGTTGCAAGAAAATCCTCCACCTCTTCCTCTCGAAGGCCGACAGGTGAAAGTTTACCAGGCTGCATTGCCCTAGCCCAGGCATGTGTCAACGCGTCACACGTGTCCGCGAAAATGGCCTGTTGCAAATCACTTGCTGATACCACACCTTGAGCCTTGAGCTCTGAAGGACCATCACGCATCTCAGAAGGTTTCTTGGCGAATTCGGGTTTCAAAAAAGCAAATGACAACGTCGACGCGGCCGTCTCATAGTTTGCGTATGACCCATCAATTGCCTGTTGCCGAGTTTGACGGTGAATCGCAGCCCTGCGCGAGTTGTTTATGTGGGCAAAAAACAACTTCTTGTCAAGAACTTCCTCAAAAAGCCATTGAACAATAACCTCGGCGTCCACAAAATCTTGGGGCCGCGTGCGTACGTCAGGCACGCTCCGAGTGAGTGCCTGAACCTGGTCCGCGCCAGGAACATCGCGAGGTTGGAATGTGTAATTATCAAAAGCATCAGAGTGCGCAATACCCTCATCACGAAAACTCACACCAGAAACTAGTTCCACGTTGGTGCGAATCTCAGATGTTGATAATGGCTCCCCAGCTTCAGTGAACACAGTTGCTACAGTGACCGGATCTGTCAATGGCTGTTCTACCAAATTCGACTCAATGATATTCGGCTCATGTATATGAATCCAAGTTGACTCACTTTCCGCACGCACCTCGCAGAAATCCCAAGACGTGCCACCCATAATCACGGTATCCGGTAACCTCCCATTGACTGACGTGTCGTCAAACCACCGGAAATTCGTTAGCACGGAGACGCCTTCCACCACGAAAATTGTCTTTCGTCGTGCCCGAGTGAATCCGACGGCGCAATGTGCTGCCTGCTCCGCTTGACCCAGCCATCGCAAATCGCCACCCAACGCTCTCCCGAGTCCATGAATGACAGAATACTCAGAACGGCGCCCTTGACACTCATGTACTGTTGCTGCTTTGACACCGCGCTGCAATACCATTTCTTTCCCTATCTGTGTACCTTGCATCGCCACATCACCTTCCCCAGGCAGCAATGTGTCGTCAGCCGTGAGAGTATAGCACAATGCCTCAGGATCTTCAGAACCGCAGAACAAATCCCCAACGAAAGTGTCTGTCACTGTGCTGTGCAAGTAAGTGACCGCCGCGTCCCAGCCGACAAAAGTTGTTGGCGTAATCATTACACATGGTGCGTCAGAAGCAATAAGTTTCAGCTGAGTAGGGGAAAAAACGTTGGATATCTGTCTCCTATCACCAATAGTGATGACACCTTTGCTCCGTAAATGTCTGTTGGCAATGGCCTGCAAGTGTTCTGGGTCGAAAGCATAACATTCGTCTATGATGACGTACCGCGAAGCATACTTCGTCACCAAAGCCTCATGTTGCGTCACTACAGTAGCCCGCCGCAAGGGCTCAAGCTTGCCAAGATTGGCTTGCCACTCTTCCTTGAGCTCTCGAGTTGGGACAACTACCAAGTCATTCACAGATATCCATGTACGTGGGACCTTGGACTTTCCCCCCATTGCGAGACCTGTGATATGTGCAAGCCAGTTCTTAACCGATGGTTGTGTAAAGAGGGCTTCAGACTTGCGCAACACATCGGCCACATAATCTATCCCAGGCGCAGCAAGTTGGGCCTGATACCAAGGTACCATCGCGGCGTCATTGCA